CGGCTCGTCGTTGACCGAGGAGAACTCTTTGAGCCCGAAGCGGCGGGCGTTCTTCTTCAACCAACCGTTGCCGACACCGGGACCACCGAGGTCGGCGGCCAGACCGATCTCGTGGTACGAGCGCCCGGGGGGAGCAGCAGCGGCGCCGGAGACGTGCTTCCACTTCTGGCCGTTCCAGGTGATCGAACCGTTGGGGTCGGGTCGGTACCGTTCGAGGAACATCTGCCGCTGACGTTCGGTCGAGCGCCAGCCGCCGCCCTTCTCCCACCGCACCTGGCCACCGGAGTTGGCGAACATGATGCGCAAGCGCTGCTGCATGCGCTTGTCCATCTTGTTCCAGTTGGGGTCGTCGGGCTCGGGCGCCAGTCGCAAGCTGGCGATCGATCCGAAGTTGAACGGCTCGGTCGGTGTCAGTCCGCCATGATCGTTGCCGTCGCCGAAGTTCGGGTCGCCCGTCTGGCTGGAGCCAGTGAGTCTCGACTGGACGTAGTCGCTCGCCGTGAACTGGTACTGGCCGATGATGCCGATCGCCGCATCGGTGTAGACCGGCTTGTACTCCATCGGGTGGCGCACGTAGTCGCCGAAGTAGTTCTTGTACGCCTCGTTCAGCTCTGCCCAACCGGGAGCATGGCGTGTGTTGCCGGGCGACCGCATCGCCTGGGTGAGGTTGAGCAACGTCGTGCCAGCATCCTCGTAGTCCGAATCCTCCACATCACCAGAGCTGGAAGCGAACTCGTGGAACTTGTCCTGCACCCTGATCCACTCGTCCAGCGTCTTGTTGACGTCGGCGTCGGACACCGGCTTCGTGGGGTCACGACCGTTCCACCGTTGGGTCAACCACTTCATGTAGTCCTGAAACGGCTGACCGGTATTGACGGCCTCGTTCATCCACTGCTCGATCAACGCCGAGCGCCGGATCTGGAAGCGATCCATGAAGCCGGTGCTCTCTTCGTCGGCGGCGTCGGTACCAACCTCCGTCCAGCTCTTCGTGAGGTACTCAGCTGTGTCGGCGGTCAGGAAGTTGGGACCGTACGGCTCATTGGTCTCAGGGTTGATCTGATACTGCAGGGTCTCGTTCATACGCCGGATCTCTTCCGGCGTCCGTCTCGAAGTCACGGCGTTGCGGTTCGTGATGAACTTGTCGAGGATCTCCTTGTCGGTCATGTTCGAGGCCGACGTGCTCTGCCGAGCGGTCTCCTGATCCCGACCGCTGGTGTCGGTGAGCCAGTTGAACCCGGCGGCACCGAAGGCGAGCACGCCACCACCCACCGCACCGATGGCTGCACCCCACGGGCCGCCGACCATGCCGCCGAGGGCAGCACCTGACGCAACACCCTCACCTGCGGAGGTGAACAGGTCGCCCCAGTTGGTGGCGTTGGCTGCAGTCTTGGCGGCGGCGATGCCGAAGCCGACACCGACGGGAGCGAGCCCGGCCCGACTGGCCATCCCCGACATCACTCCACCGGCAGCCCCTGCAGCTGGAGCCGCTCCGGCCACAGCTCCGGCGACTGGCGCCCCGGTACCGACCGTGCCACCAGCACCAGGAGCGAAGCCACCGAAGCCGACACCACCGCCGAGACCGCCGAGTAGTCCACCACCTCGACCACCGAGGCCGCCTTTGAGCAGCCCGAGCCCAGCGATCACACCCAATGCTGTGGTCACGCCCTTGACCACACGCTCCAGGCCAGCGAACTCACTGATCAGTCCCGAGGTGCGCTTCTCCAGCTCTTGGAACGCCTCTTGGATCGACTCCTCGGTCTGCACCATGTTGACCATCCCGCCCTCGGTGCGGGTCATGAAGTTGGCGTTGCGCAGACCCTTGGTCGTGGCCAAGCTGGACACCGCCAGGGAGATGCGCTCCGAGGACATCCCCGCCGCCGTCAGCTGGCCCGACGTGGAGAGGGAGTTACCGGCTTTGAGCGACTGCATCCCGGCGACGGTCAGCATGTCGATCGCTGAGTCATCGAGTCCGTACAGACGTTGGAACCTGATGCGCAACCCTGAGCCAGGCGTCTGCAGGTTGATGAAGTCGTACTCGTTGAGCTTGCGGCCGCCATTGAACTTCTGCTCGAAGTTGTTGATGTAGTCCCTCGACACCTCCCTCGGGTCACGCACCTGTCCGCCGATGCGGGCCGGTCGCATGCCACTGGCGATCTGTCGGCGCATCACCAGCGAGTCTTGGAACCCCCCGGTCGCCTGGATCACCTGCGGGGCGGTCATCGTTCCGCCCATCGCCTGCACGGTGTTGCCGACGCCCTGGAGGTAGCGCCCGGCCTGCTGCGGGGTCTGGCCGAGACGCAGTGCCATCTCTCCGGCGGCGGCCACGTCCTGGCGGCTCCCGGCGAACTGACCGAGCTGACGGAAGCGATCGGTCTCGACCCGGTAGTACTGCATCCCCGAGTACATCGAGGACGTGCGCAGGCTCATGGCGGCGATCGGTGCGCCCTCGGTGATCTGCTGACCGATGCGGCCGCTGAGCATGTTGGCCATGGGAGCAGCGGCCAGCATCGCTGCCGGAGCAGCAGCGAGTGCGCCGTAGGCCATAGCACCGCCCCTGTTGACGGCGCCCTGCCACGGCATGGAGTTGCTGGGCCCACCGCCCGGAGGGGCGCCACCCTGACCTCCGCCGGGCGGTGGGCCCGACCCGGTGGTCGACGTGGGACCACCGGGTGTGAGCGTTGGCAGCTTGCCCGCCCACGGCAGCGTGGTGGGCGCACCGGTCTGCGACGACGGGCCCGACGGTTTGAGCGCAGGCACACTGCCCTGCCACGTCATGGTGTTGCTGCCAGCACCAACCCGCCCACCGCTAGCTCCGGCGAGGAACCCAGCCCACGCTCCGGCGCCGGTACGGCCCTCGGCGTTCATCGCTTTGAGGTTCTTGGCGATCAGCGTCGTGCTCTTGGCGATGCTCGACAGCAGACGATCCATGATGTTGAGACCTTCGGTCTTCACCTGAGCGGAGACGTTGGTCATCGGCGTGCTCTTGGTGGTACGCCCACCAGGGAGCCGTGGCCCTCCTCCGATCTGTGGTTCGTCTGCCATCTGCTATCCGTTCACCACCATCGACCTGCGGTAGTTCTCCATCCGGTTCTTGTACGTCATGTACTCGATCCAGTACCTGCGCTCCCGTATCGTCAACGCCTTGCACTCGTCTGGTGACCACCCGAACGCTTCCACCAGCCGGGTGTACTGGACGTAGATGGCCCGGTAGTTAACCCGGTAGAAGGTCGGCCCAACCGAAGACCGTGGGGAGGTTCTTCCCACAGTTGGTGCAGGGCACTTCAACCTCCTTGAAGCCGATGGCTGGGATGTCCAGCAGTGCGTTGGTGATCTTCTTGCGGTCGAGGATCCCCAGTCCCCGAGCCCACTTCTCCGGGTCGGGCACGGCCTTGCCGTCGACCTTCTCGACGCAGGCGGCGATGAAGGCGGTGTTGGCCTCGGCCGTGGACATCGCCCTGGTGGTGTTGCGGAACACCGAGAGCTGATCGTTGCCGGTGACGTTGCGCATCAGTACCGAGGTGCCGTTGCGCAGGATGACGACGAAGTTGCCGCTGTCGAACTCCCTGACGTTGGAGACCTCGATCAGCGCATCGATGTCGACGTGCAGGTCCATCTCGAAGCTGCACGTCGGGCAGGCGATGCCCTCGTAGTCACGGGTGTGCCCATAGGTGGCGAGGAGCACCTCCTTGAACAGGATGTCCCGGTCGGAGATCAGCAGCTCGCCGAGCACGTCGGCGTCGTCGGCGACACTGACGTTGCCGATCTGCTCCACGGCGCAGCGCAGGTGGAGGTCCACCACGAGGACGTTGTAGTTGGTCGCCGACGTCGACAGCCGTGCGATGCGCTCCTCGTCGGCGCCGTTCAGCTCACGCACCAGGGCGGTGCGGTAGCGCTTGCCTCCACGCTCGATCCCCCACAGCAGCTCGACCGTTCCGTTCGGTGGCTCGTCCACGATCGGGATGTCGGGCTTGGCCTCCCTGAGCATCTCGCCGAGCGCCTCGTTGAGGTGCTCGGGCGGCAGGGCACCCGGCTGCAGCTCCTCCACGCCCTGCTCTCGCAGGTGTGGAGGAACGGTCGACCACTCGTCCCAGTTGATCGGATCGAGACCCCCTGGGCCTCCGGCGAGTACGGCTGGCGTCTGCTCTTCTTGTTCGGTGGTCATGCAGTTCCTCCTTGGCGGATGACTCAGGTGGCGGCGTTGTCGGACGATGTACCGCCGCCGGTCGAGCCGGAGCCGTAGTACACCACGAAGCCCTCGTGGTGCAGGGTCATCGTCTCGACCATCACCGAGTTGTCTCCGGCGTTGAGGTCGTTCCACTGCATCGAGCCCGGCCAGCAGTTGATGTACCGGGTCATCATCCCCGTCGACTTGGTGCTGCGTGGGTCGCCGATGTTGCCCGGATCCCACTTGGTCACCGGGTGCTTCAACACACGCACGAGGCAGTCCATGCGGAAGTCCCCGGCGTTGCCGAGATTGCCCTTGCCCCACACCGTCGAGAAGATGTGCTTGTACCACTCGTACATCGGCGACGTGATCTCGCCGTCGGAGACGAACACGCCACGAGTGAGCTGCAGCGGCCCGACCTCGGACTGACCCGGCATCTTGCGGGTCATCGTGTTGTCGCCGCCCTCACGGTACGGGATCATCTCGGTCGTGATCCCCTGGCCGCTGACGGAGATGAACCCCATCGACATGTTGGGGACGGTGGACTTCGAGAACGGCAACGACAGTGAGGCGTTGCCGATGAAGTCGACCCGGAAGACGAAGTTGCGCAACGGGTCTCGGTACGTCGGAAGGGCGACGATGGGCTGAGCACCGAGCACTGCTGGAGTGTTTGTGGCCATGATGTTTCTCCTCTAGGGGTGTGTTGCTCAGCGGGTCTGGACGGTGGTCGAGCCGCCCTCGAACTGACCGATGGTGATGACGATGAACTCGGCCGGGGTCAGCAGGGCGATGCCGACCTCGATGTTGACCAACCCCTGGGCGATGGTGTTGGCGTCGTTGTTGGTGTCGTCGCAGCGGACGTAGAACGCCTGCTCCGGCGAGCCGCCCTTCAACCCGCCCTGGGAGAAGATGTTGCCGAGGTAGCGCTCGCAGACGGCCTCCATCTGAGCCCACAGGCGCTCATCGTTGTTCTCGAAGATCGAGACCTCGGTGGCGCTGACCAGGCTGCGGGTGACCTCCATGATCGTGCGGCGGACGTTGATGTACATGTCCGACCCGGACTTCTTGAACGTCCGCCCGCCCATGATCGACACACCGGTCCCGGTCATGATCCGCAGGGCGTTGATGTTGTTCGAGTTGAGCGTCGTCAGGTCTTGCTCGACCAGGCCACGCTCGGTCTGCAGCGCTCCGCCGAGGCGGTAGTTGCGCCCCGCCGGGACACGCCACGGCCCGGTCTGGTCGTCGGTCGCCATGTACGTGCCGACGATCGCCCCACCAGCGGGGCGGAGCTGCGTGCGCCCGGGCACGGTGGACCCGATGGCGGGCATGTAGCACTGCGGGTAGTAGACCGCCCCGAAGCTCGGGATGTTCGACTGGAAGACGTTGAGCCCGAGCGTGCCGACGTAGGTGACCATCCCCGCCACGTCGGTGTTGAGCGGGCAGTCGCAGACCACGAACACGTCACCACGGGAGGCGGCGTCGGTGAGGGCGGCGGTGATGATCGCCGCCGTCGAGACGTTGGGCAGGTTGAGGACGTACGGCCCGGGGATGACGGCCATCGCCGCCACACCAGCGGCGTAGGCGGCAGCGGTGGGAGCGCCGACGGCGTAGGCCGTTCCGTTGACCCCGCCGGTCA